ATCTCACTGTGTTGGAGTTAGTATTCTGCACTCGAAGCTCTGGGTAAAAGTTCATAAACTGATTTATACCGCCCAGTTGAACATCGTTAGTTGTAACATAAATTTTGTCATGATTAGAGAATTTAAAAAAAGTACCTTTTGGAATAACTCCAGAAGCACTTGTACCAACTAAAAGCGTAGTAGTAGCACCCGCTACAGTAGTTCCAAACATGTTAATTGTAGGTTGGCTTAGCGTTGTTCTTGCATCAACTTGAGGTAACTGGGGCATAATCATCGACTGAACCGCCTGATTGTCAACAACAGCACCTAGAAAGATATCTACCTGTGTTTCCGCTGTTCCAACTGTGTTAAAAGCCAGCTCCCAGCGTTGGACACCTTGAGAAGCTCTTTGTTTCCTTAAAGAAACCGTATCCACTTCGTAAAGTGGTTCATTTGAAGTAATTGTAAGTGGTGCCAAAATTTGAGCACCGTTAAAATAGTATACCGACATTATTGACTCCTAAGTGGTCTAGCGATTAAAGGCACCCGCCGCTCTAAGAAAAGAGCTTGCCTGATAACTTCAGTGCCGCTGTTATTTTCATTTGTTGAGACCCAGAAGTCACCATTGTTTACCATGGCCCCTGAGTGGAAAGCAATATCCCCTAGCTCTGGTCTTTTATTTTTGACCACTTCATAACCGCAATATTCGGCATAACTTTCAACAGTGTGTTCTGTATCAAGAAGGTTTCTAAGCCAACCTTTAACAGAGCTGTAGGGCTCTTTAATGATGTCTCTAGCCTTAGTCTTTCCTCTGAGTTCATAGTCGTACTCAGCAACCAAAGCGAAACAATCGTTAACACCCCAAGTGTATTCTGTGCAACTTTCCGTTAAGAGATCTATTGTTTGACAGGCTCGTTGCAAAGCCTTTGACATCTCTTCTTCTGTATAATACTTCATTCTAACTCCTACAAAGTGACACGGAGGTGAGCTACTCAAGTAACTGCATAGGTACCCCCATACAATAACCTAAGTTGCTCACCCTGTGTAGCTCTCTACATATCTTCTTTAATGAACAGACGAACAAGGTCTGCTACAATGTCGCTACGAACAATATCGTCAACGCCAAACTCAATGATTGGAAGGTCGATTCCTGCTCTACTAATTTTTCTAGCAAAGGTTACAAGATCTCTACCGTCTCTTACATCAGACTGGGCAGGGTCTCCCATAAGGATTAACTTAGAGTTTTGCCCCAAACGAGTAGTAATTGCCTTTAGTTCGTCTATGCAAAGGTTTTGAGCTTCATCTACTAAGACCAAAGCGTTCTCGTAAGAACGTCCACGGATAGTCTCGATAGGTTGAATTTCAATTTCACCCTTGGCTAACATGTACTCATACTTACCCTTGCCAAAAGCCTTTGTAAGAACTTCTAGCATGGGCATAAGCCATGGTGTCATCTTCTCTTCAATAGTTCCAGGAAAGTGTCCAAGTGACTTTCCTGTTGGCACGTTAGCTCTTGTGAGAACAATCTTTTTGTACCTACCACCCATAAAGAGTTGTGCAACAGTCCCTGCACTACAGTAGGTTTTACCTGTTCCAGCGCAACCGATTGTCACTGTAATAGGGGCTCTCTTAATTGAAGAGATAAGAGTATCTTGCTTCTCGTTTTTAGGTAAAAGATTAAAGCTTGTTCGTGGGTGACTAGTATACTTTTCTTCCTGAGCCATATGTTTTGGCATACGTGCGTTGGCTTTAACGGAATAACGAGACTGTTTTTTGGACATAAAAGATTCCTTGGACTGTTATTGTTTAAAGGGTTAAAGCAGGGCCCGAAAGCCCTACTTGTTTTGTTTTAGTTTATGGCTTAACAGGCCACACGACATCAAACGGGAAGGCTTCCTGTTGTGGCACATCAAGCAGAGCCTGACGATAATTGGCGAGGTCCACTTTCTGCTGGTCTGTATAAGAGACAAAACGTAAAGGGTTACCCACTAGGCTATCTAATTCAGCAAGCAGCCTATCCCGCTGGTTTCTATTTTCTTCTGTCTCGACTTTGAGGTGGATGTCGTAGTCATAATCCCAGACACTTTCTTCTCTATTCCACTGGTAGAAGAATTGAGGTCGCTTCTCAACGACTAAAGCCCCAGCGGGGAGCGCTGCAATCTCATCTTCAGACAGCTCTGTGAGGGTCTCGTAATAAGTACCATTCGCTTCTACTATACTTGTCATCTGAAGATTTTCCTTTCATTCACCTGTGTTCTGATAGCTGTGACATAATAATAATAATTGTGGGGGACAGGTATTGTGTAACACATGATGCCGTAACTACTACCGTCGCTACAGATGATGGATTGATAACTCGAAGTCGATGTACCTACCCGAACAGTACAATCTGCCCGCCCTTGAATAATAATAGTACGACCTGTCGTGTTACGATACCAAGTGGCAGCAGCACGTCCAGTGTCATCATACCATGCCATACCCTCCCCAAAGACTTTTAGTGCGGTCTTAACTTGAGCGAGGGTTGATGGCCGCATGTAGTTGTTAGAAACCGTGTCTACCTGCGTCATAAAGTATTCACAGCCAGCGTTGGTGGTGTCATATTCGCTGCGGAACAATCGTGCATTGATGTCACCAGAGGAGTCCCTCAATGCGACAGTGTTCCCAGATGAGGCTGAACTAAGACCATACCCATCCAACAAGTCAGCATCAAGACCAGAGCCAGAACCGTCTACAGTCTTCAGCTTTGCCAACACATCCGCAGCAGTGTAAGCAGCAGCAGTGGCGGCAGCGGTAGCTGCGACAGCATCCATCTCAGCTTGCATAGTGGTCTCAACGGCAGTAGCTTCGGCAGCAGCAGTAGCTTCAGCAGCCACAACATCCGTATGCTCAACCTCTTGCGTCACTGCATTCTGTCGCAGCTTTGCGAACCAATCTGCTGCCAGTCTTGCCCGTGATCTAGACATTAGATACCCTCCGACTGTGCTGCCACATGAGCCTCATACGCTGCGATGACCTCTGGGGTGTGCATCAGTGCTACCAATGCTTGAACCTCTTGTGGCTCCCCTGTCACGTCGTCTGAGGGTGCAATGACGTGGCGGTGAAAGCTACGGCTGATCTCTACGCCATCACGTTCGATGACTGTGGCGTGGCGACATTGGATGTGCTTGAAGTCACCGACTACTTCGTATTTGTCGATGATAGTGCGTTCTGTTAAGGCCATTGTGAGGCTCCTGTATTTATCGTGGCGTTGTTGCCACCTGACTACCCTGTGATCCAACAGGGGTGGTTATTAGGCGTCTGTAAGATATGTGAACGATATGTAAAACTGATCGGCTCCCGCAATCGTGGAAGCATCCATGTAAACAAGAAATGCAGAAGAAGCCCCGCCCAAAGTGCCGCCCTTAACTGAAAAAGCAGCAGTGCTGGCGTCTTTATACGTTACAGACGCATCCGCCCTCTCCTCAGCCTCAGTTCCAGAAGGTGTTACGAAAGGGAGTCCGCTTACTGTGACATAGGTGCCGACAGGTGAGCTGGGGGTGGAAAAATACATCATACCGCTTACCGTCACCAAGCGCCCTACCTTTGTGTAAGATAGCAGGTTAAGGGTTGAGAAAAGTGGTAATGAACCAGATGTCTCAGGTGCAGCCGTTACGGTAAACGTACCCTCCTCGTAATCATCCAGCTTATTGGCTGCACCAGTTCCACCGAGGTAGACACCGCCAGACAGCGTAAGGTCAGTACTTGTGAATGCTCCAGTGACGTCCAGTACATCAACTGTAGTAGTACCAGTAAACGTCTGGTCCAACACCTCAAAAGCTGTATACGCCACGACCTCCAATGTATCATCCAGCGCAGCACCAACAGTCAGCACGATGTCTGAACCGTTAGTCGCTGTGTAGTCCACGTTGTCTTGCAGTTTGACGCCATTGAGGAAGACGTCGAGATAGCCAGCCTGATAGCCACCTGTAGCAAAGCTAGTCTGTGCGGCTGTGGCTATAAACGTCTGCCTCGTTTGGGTGGCCTGTGGGACTGGCTGTGTGCCGATGTATCCTGACATTACATAGCTCCTATAATGAATGCGAGAAGCTCAGGGTAACGCACACCAAGGCGAGTGCGTTCAGTTGCACTCTCTGGGGCTTCCTCTGCCGTCTCGTAGTAGTGAGTTACTGTTCGTTCAGGCTGTGCCTCAGTGATGACACTACCTTCTTCGTCCAGCATCTCTTCTACAGCAGGGGTAACTTCATCAGTTTCCCACCAAGTGCTAGAGATGAACATAGCATAACGGCCAGCGTCCAAGCCTTCAGCAGCGAAAGCATCCTGTAAGTCCTGTGCGATGATACCGAAGTGGATACGGGCGTCATCGCCCTTTTCGACTACAGAATCCTTCCAGCGGAACTTACGCAGTAGACCTTTGCAAGCCTGTGCTACACGGGTTTCAGCTTCAGACAGAACGTCGATGTCCTGCTTCTCGTTGCGGTCAGATGTCTGGATTGTGCCGTTGGTGGCGTAGATGTCGTCGAAGCGGACAGTGGTAACGCCGAGGTCCACTTGGTTGTCAGCCGTGGTGCCATTCAAGACAGGAAGCACCGCTGTAGAGTTAGTGCCACCCAAGCCCACAGAGTTTGAGGAACCTATATTAAACTGGATGTATGAAGTAGGTATAGTCCCTGCGAGACGGCTACCAATACTCCCCACAATGGAGCCGTCTTGGCTGAACTCAAGGATTCCGCCGACAGTATTTGTGCGGTTAAGGTATTGAACAAAACCCACACCAGTGCTTGCTTTGTAGGACGAAAGTGATAAGACGCCATTGCCGCTGTTGTAAACGAACCCATCGTCTGCCGTGGTGCCAGCGTTGTTGTTGTAGTTTGTTAAGATCGTGGTACCCACAAGCAGGTTACCGCTGCTGTCGATGCGCATACGTTCTGAGCCAGCGGTTTCA